CCCTGTCCATTCCTAAATGTATGCGAGGCTGATCGGAATATGCGCGAAGAAGAACTAAGACTGAATTTTACTAAAGTAGAAGAGTGGAATCCAAAAAATGACTAAGACAACAGAATCCCTAACCTTCGTCATTCAAGAACTCATGGCAGCAATCAGAGATGAGAAGATAGATATGATGGTGATCATCGAAGATGAGAAAGAAGTAACCATCGTTAGTAACGCTTGCGTGGCATGTATGGCAGAAACTCTAGCTGAGTATATGGAAGGAAAAGGAATTAGACACTTAAGTGACACAGGTTCAAAGGTGCATTAATGGCTAAGAGAGTAGGTCACGTTCACCGATACAAGAGGATGATTCTAGGTAATGGAACTTATAAGATATATAAGTGTATTATACCCGGATGCACTAATTACTTACCTGTGCATCTGGCGGAGAATGCACTATGCGAATGTAATCGGTGTGGCGAGCCGATGATTATGACTAAAGTGGCGATGCAACTGGCGAGGCCGCACTGTTTAGAATGCACAAAAACTACACGTAAAAAGCAGGAGATCAAATCAATCGAAGCATTCTTGGAGAACAAACTATGACCACAATGGAATCAGTTCAATCAGACGTTCTATACTGCATGTTCAAAGGAGAACCTGGCACTCGCAAATCGACTCAAGCATTATCATTTCCTACGCCACAGTATTGGTTCTCATGGGATAGGAAGATGAATGCATTACTCCTACCTATGAAGAATTGGGGAATCAATCCGAAAGATGTATCATTCGACGACTACGACGATTGGAGTAAGGCGAGGAATAAACTCGAACAGTTCCAACTAAACTGTCCATTCAAAACTCTAATCATCGACTCTGTAACTTCATGCACAGACATGATTCTTCGCCAAACAATGAAGATGAAACAGGGTATGAAGAGACAGTCAGGTGCTCAGGCAGGTAAGACTATCGCTGGTATTCAGGTTAACGAACTTGAGGACTATGGAGCAGAGTCAGCAGCATTACAAGAATTAGTCTCCCTAACAAAAGATATTCACTCATTCCATAAGGTGAATATCATTCTCATAGCCCACGTCATTCAGGCTGAATATCGCAATACGACTACTAATGAGACTCATATTAGTAGGACTATTGTAACAGCCTCGAAGAAGGTAGCCGCGAAGATCCCTGCATATTGTGGTGAGGTATATCATTTCAATATTGACAGGGGCTTCGATACATCACAAGGAGGTCAGTATAGTCTATTAACAGAACACACAGGCGACGACTTTGCGAGAACTGCATTACCACTAGACAAGAAAATTATTTTCGGAGGTGACAAACTATACGACAAATACCTCAGACCAGCCATCGACAAACTCAGTTCGACAACAAAGTAGGAGAGAACAATGCCTGTCATCAGCTTTACTGAAAAGGATTTGCTTCGCGGTAAGATCGTCGAACCTGCATGGTATCGTGTCAGGATCGACAATGTTGGCGAGGCTCCGTCTAAGGATGGAGGTTCTACCAACTATCCCGTGGAGGGAGTTATTCTCTGCAACGCGGATAATGGTAGCGAGGAGTTCAAGGGAGTTCCTATTGAGTGGAACTTCAACTCTAAGGCTATTGGCTTCGCAGTCGGTTTCCTTCAGGCATTCGGCGTGGACGTTAAGGCTGGCGCGAGGTTTGACCTTAACGCTGCTGCTAATAAGGAAGTCGATGTGTTTATCGAGAACGATACATGGCAGGGCCGGATGAAGAATCAGGTCAACCATAAGTATCGTCAGGTTAGGTAGTTAGGTCTTGGAGTCGGAGTGTCATCTTACCTTGGAACGCGGGGATAAGATGCAGTAGAATAACCTACTGTGGGAAGCATTCCGACTCCAAGTTTTCACTATTAGGAGAACTATGATGGCAAGTATTGACTCGTATCTAGAGTTCGAGGATATTGTTAAAGAACAATTCGCGGAGACATATCCCGAAGAAGAGCAGGAAGAACCTATCGAAGACGAAGAGTATGATAACTCTGAGCCAGATGAAGATGACGAAGAGGAAGACGAGGAAGAGGAATATGATGAAGACTCACCAGACGAGCCATAACTAAATTTCTCAGCAACTCTAGGCCAGAGTTTTCCCTCGTGGGAATTTGAGAAATTAGTTAGCTAGCTAGGTCTGGTGATAGGGGGAGTGATCGACGTATTCTCTAAGAGAACGTATATACTGATCACTCCCCCGTTCGCGGAGATTATAATGGAAAACAATAACGAGCAAAGAGCATTAGGTAAGATTATCAAAGTTTCGGATAAGGGATGGGGATTCATCATCAGTAAGGATATTGCATTCACTCGCATTTTCTTTCACTGGACAAGTCTGACAGGAGATACCTTGAATTTTAAGGACTTGAAGCTAGGAATGAATGTCGAGTTCACGCCTATTGATGTGCCAAATAAAGGCTGGAGAGCTATTAAGATTAAGGTCATGGATGGACAGTAATGTCGATAACCTTCTTAGACAGATATAGAAATGAGTCTAACTGGGCTAATAAGGTTCATATCATAGAGATATTTCATCTGACTCATCAGCATCATAATAAAGGTTGGACTATTACGTTTACAGCTAACTATTTCGGAGTCAGTATTGCGTTAGTCAGTGAGAACTTGAAGATAGCTCGATACAGTCATACAGACGAGTCCATACTGAAATGCGAGACTAGAGAAGAAGCTCTCGCGAAAGTCAATCATGCACGATAAGTATGTTCCTGGGCATGGGCCAATAGGCGCAAAGCTCATGATACTAGGGGAGTCTCCGTCATATGTCGAAGTAGAACAGGGTAAGCCATTCGTAGGTCCATCAGGTCGCGAGTTAGATAGACTATTGAAGGATGCGAATATACCTAGAGAAGCCTGTTGGATTACGAATGTCTGTAAGTATTATGTTCCTGGATCAGAAGAGAAGAAGATTCCATTCTCAGTCAGAGCTAGAAACGCGGGGATAGATCTGAATGAGCAACTTACTGCACTTCAAAACGAAATCAACTCTATCAAACCAAACTGTATCCTCGCGCTTGGTGGAACTGCGTTATGGGCTTTATCGGGTCAGAAAAAGATTAGTGACTACAGAGGCTCTATTATGGTTGGCATGGGTAGGAAGTTTGTTGCTACCTACCATCCTGCTCACCTTCTATATGCTAGTGACAGCGAGGTAAAGGGATACTGGAATCGTCAGATAATGATATTCGACTTTAGGAGAGCCTATCAGGAGTCTCTAACTGATGAATTATCATTACCCTCTCGTAATCTTCAAATCTGTCGCGATTCACACCAACTGGCAGAATTCATCGAACGATACAAAGGAATCACTAGACCCGCAGTTGATATTGAGGCAGGTGGAACTTGCATACCCATATGTATTGGTATATCCTTCAATCCACGGGAAGGAATTACGGTTCCCTTATGGAATCGCGATGGTATATCTAATATACCAGACAGTGACTTAACTTCATGTTGGATTCTACTGAATGAGATCCTCGCGAATAATGACATAGTAGGTCAGAACTTCAAGTATGACCAGGATAAGATAGTCAGACTAGGATTTACTATTAAGTCTCTTGCATCTGATACGATGCTTAAGGCATTCGCGATCAATCCAGAACTACCGAAGGGTCTAGCCTTCAATACGTCAATCTATACGAGAGAACCATTCTATAAGAATGAGGGGATGTATGAAGGAAAGATTGAGGACTTACTTATCGGATGCGCGAGGGATGCGTGCGTTACTAAAGAGATTGATCTCGCAATGGATAGTGATCTTGACGAGATTGGTCAAAGAGACTTCTACGAGAAGTTTCTGATGGAGTTACATCCTCTCTATCTAGAGATGGAGAATGTAGGATTCAGAATTGACGAGAAGAAACGCGACGAGTTAGTTCGTAAGTATATCGAATGGGATGAGAGACTGAAGTATGAACTATTCCATCTGACTGGCGATGATCTAAATGTTAACTCATGGAAGCAAGTCGCGAATCTACTATTCGGTGTATATAATCTACCAGTCAGGACAGGAACCGGCGAGGAAGAACTTACTGCATTATTGAACTCACCAAAGGTAAAGGATGAGACTCATAGGAAAGCTATTGAGTTAATTCTGGAACATAGGAGAGTCCGTAAGACTATTTCTACATATCTCATGGCTCTGCCAGATTATGACGGACGCATGAGAACTACCTACTACCTCTGTCTAGAAACTGGTCGAACCTCGACAGGTCAGCAAGACCCACCTATTAGACCTTCAATAGAGGTGAAAGATGAACATGGTAAAAAGAAAAAGAAGGTGATGGGAACAGCCTTCCAGACCATGACTAAGCATGGTGATATCGGACAGGATATACGCCAACAATACATACCAGACGAAGGCGAAGTATTCTTACAAGTCGATTCCTCGAAAGCTGAAGCGCGAGTAGTCGCCTTATTAGCAGACGATGAAGTCACACTAAGGATGTATGATGAACATGATATCCACGCGCTCACGGCGAGTTGGTTTTTCGGTGGAACTGAAGATGACTATTCCAAGAAAAAGCTCGGCTATGAATCTCCCATACGATTTGCTGGCAAAACTCTTAGACACGCTGGACATTTGGGAGCAGGGAAAAGACGTGCAGCTACAGAGCTTAACACTCAAGCTAGGAAATACAAAATTCCACTCAAAATTACAGAAGCCACAGCCGAAAGAGCCTTAAAGATATTCCATCAGAAGTCGCCTCGCATTCAGCTCATATTCCATAATGGGATAATCGAGTCACTCAAGAGAACTCGTAGTTTAACAGCGGCGGTGCCATATGGCTTCGATATTAAGTATGGTGGGAAGAGAACATTCTTCGAGAGATGGGGAGATGAGTTATTCCGTCAAGCCTTCTCATATATCCCTCAACGCGCGGTATCAGATAATACGAAAGGTGCTGCGATACGTATTAGGCGGCGTATTCCATCCATCAAGATTATCATGGAAGCGCATGACGCTTTACTATTTAGTATCAAAGAGACTCTACTCGATGAATTTGCCGCGATAGTCAAGGAAGAAATGGAGCGTCCTATCTGTTTCGAGAATTGTAGCCTATCGAGGCATGACCTAGTTATTCCATGTGAAATGGAGATAGGATATAACTATGGAGAATTCCGAAAGTTTCGTAAGAATATACTATAAGTTTACTAGAGAAGAAGTAGAAGCACTATATCGAATCTTAGAGAAGGAGTATATATCATATCACGATGAAGTAGCATACCAAACAGTCAGAAAGATATCGGATATAATCCATGAAAAACTGGATAGACGAGCTGGTACTTCAGCATAGTGAGCTAGAATCTCCTAGATCATTCTGGATGTGGTCAGGTCTAGCTGCAATATCAGCCGTTATAAAGGATAATGTCTGGTTAGATCGCGGGGGTGCTTACAAATTATATCCGAACTTATACATCATACTACACGCGGAATCAGGATTGAAGAAGGGACCGCCAATCTCACTGGCTAAGGATTTAGTGAGGATGGTGAACAATACTCGTGTAATCTCGGGTCGATCATCTATTCAGGGAATACTAAAGAGACTTGGAACAGCCTATACTATTCCAGGTGGAAAGGTAGTCAATAAGTCAGTAGGATTTATCTATTCATCTGAGTTATCATCATCTCTAGTAGAAGATACCGCCGCACTAACTATTCTGACTGACCTATATGATAGACAGTATAACGAAGGTGAATGGGAATCTCTCTTGAAGATGGAGAACTTCCAATTAAAAGATCCTACTGTCAGTCTGTTAGGCGGAATCAATGATGCCCACGCGGAAATGTTCTTCGGAAAGAAAGATATTCAGGGTGGATTCCTCGCGAGGACATTTATCATCTATGAGAAGGAAGAACAGACAGTTAATGCGTTGGTCAGGAGATTAGCTCATCCCCCGAATAAGATCATACTAGCAGAATATCTGAAACAGATAGCGAAACTCGCGGGGCCATTCAAAGACTTAGTAGATGAGAACAATGAGCCAACTCCTGTAGGCGAATTCTATGAGGCGTGGTATAACAACTTCCGTGCTGAGGTAAAGCGTATGGAAGTGAAAGATGAGACTGGTACACTTAATAGATTCGGCGATTCAGTTCTGAAGGTGGCTATGTTATTATCCCTCGCGAAACATCCTAAGCTCGAAATAGACATGGAGTCTATGGAACAGGCTATAATAATCAGTGAGAAGTTGATAGGTAATATTAGACAGACTACGATGGGAAAGCGAGGTATGTCATCCTCGGCCCAACTGAAGGCGATGATTATTAAGGAATTACTAGAGAGGGACAATCATTCAGTCAGTAGAGTCGTATTAATGAAGAAGATGTGGCTTCATTATACAGACAGTAATGAGTTTGATAATCTAATGCAGAGTTTCGATGCGGCAGGACTAATCAAGACTACTTCAGTAGGGAATCAAATCATATATACTATGCCACCTAATCAGGTTGAGGAACTCCAACGGTTCTTATCT